TCTACGGGAATGACATTTCTATTTTTTTCCAAGGCGATAAAAATAAAACCTAGATAAGTCACTGCTTCGTCGGGAAAATATTCTCTGGTGGAATTCCAATTGCCTACAAAGGTATAGGTAGTGGTCGCCAAGGATGCAGGGAAGTCTATGGCCTGCATGGTAAATTTATAAGTTTTAGTTACCGCGTTTTGATATGGAACTCGACCTGCAAGTTCTCCAGTTATAGTGTCTAACTGTAATCCGGGAGGCAAAATGCTGGGAGATCCGTCATCGGGATTAGTAGACAGCAGAAAGTAAGTTATTACCCCAGAAAGGCTAGGAGGATCATAGACATCTATAAACACGGTCACGTAATTGTCTGCTCGATACTTTCCTAGGTAACTGTCAGTGATCCATATGGGTACTCGATCGCCAGTATTGTCGGATCGGAATAGATTGGTATCGACCTGCATGATACCGTTATCTGCTTGTAGGAATTCTTCAGTGACCACCCAGATACGGAACACTCTACGGACTTCGTTGACTCCGTCAGATACTGCTACGATGAAAGTATAAAATCTACTAAGGCGTCTAGGACCTCTGCTAGGTTCTGTGTAATCGAAAGTGACATTGTCGTAGAGATAGGTATCAAAACCATTAGATCTAGCCTCTGGTTTGTCATAGTAAGTTACATCGTATCCGTTGGTATCAAACGCACCGGTAGGATCGGTAACATTTTCTAGAGCGAATATAGGATCAGTGAAGCCAGATATCATGCCATCGCGACTCAAAGAAAGTCCAGGGGGAAGATCTCCACCGTTGGGAATTAGATAATACTCTAGTGTATCACCTGCTATTAGATCCGAGTCCAATGCCGACAAGGCAAAATTTACCTGCTCATTATCGAGAACGAAATAATTATCTCCGTTACCAACCTTTAGAAATCCCTGTTCAGTCAGCCATCGAGGTACGTCGGATCCATCTACACTTATGCTAAAGGTTCGGTCTTCTATATCTGCACCATCGTTGGCTCTAATGACGAATCTGCTGGTAGTGAATCGTCGGACTTCTGTGGCGCTGCCTTTTATCGTTCCGGTGCTCGATTCTAATCTAAGTCCTCTAGGTAAATTACCTGCTATTAAAGAGTAACTAATCGATCCTTCTTCGGATGTAGCCTGTATAATGATGTTTAAGATCTGTCGCTCAGTGACTGTGCCTAGGTCGCCTGCCGGAGTAATCCACGTAACTGCCACGACTGTCTCCTTAGATAGGCCCTAGATCAATTTCTAATCCAGAGGGTGTCGTTATGGTTCCAAAATCGATATTAGTCGCCGATGACAAAAATTGCACTACACTAGTATATGGCGGATTGATAGGTCCAAAATCGTATACTGTCAAAATTTGATTAAGGTCTAGCAGAGTATCGACTGTTATTATGCTGCCCGATGCTGTAACAGCCACATCGTTGCCACCTTGTATAGTTATGTTGGTATGATTGCTGGCTGCGATGGTTCCGGACTGGGTGGTTATGTTTTCAAAGGAATCTGTCTGTGTATTATTGATTACGATACGATTGTCAAATGCATCCAGAGTGATTTTCGTACCGCCTACGATATTTTTAAATTGTAATTCGGTTCCTATCTTTTGTGCGAAGATACCCTCTCCAGAAATACCTATGTTTTTAGCGGTAACAGTTAAACTAGCATTTAATTCAGTGAAATTAGCATTTACCTTTTGGAATGCGGTGCGTAGGTCATCGCCTAAGCCGTCGTTGACTATATTTCCGATATTAATAGTTTGAATACCTGATACATTGCCAGTGACAACTATGGTATTACCCATGTTGTTGCCGTGCGTGACACAGTAGTATCTTAAACTGGCAGGAGCGTTGGCTGCAACAGTAAACACAGTTTGTGCACCTGTCTGACCAGGAACCCCTGTACTGACCACTCCTACAGTATAGGCAGCGCCGGTATCATCTTTAAACGCAATTGGATGATTGGTGTTGGATGCTGCACTTTGAATAAATGTGTATACTCCACCACGAACCAAATTAAGCACAGGCTTGTTTTGACCGTCAACCTGATATATAGCTCCGGCACCTTCGGGATTTGGTACGGAAGTAATGATAAATGTTTGTATGGCCATATCGCGCTCTCTCTTAAATATTTACCTTAATCTAATACTACAAATTCACCTGTGGTGGGATCAAAATAAACCTGTTTCAATCCAGCGGTGCTTGACACACGCCTAAGATTTTTAGCAAAGACCTCCATCCCCACATCTAGTTGACTAGTCAAAATAGTTTTTTGATTTAATGTAATACTGCTACTGTCTGTTGTGCTTATAGTGCTGCCGATAAATTCAATAGTCCCTAAATTAAGCCCTCCGCTATCCAAACCTAATGTAATGTATAATTCTGTAAAATTAGCATTTACTTTTTGGAAAGCAGCTCTAAGGCTGTCACCTTTTCGGTCATTTGCGGTTGTTCCAACATTAATCGTTTGTTTCGCCATATCGCGCTCCGTTAAATTGTTCTTCGAATTCTAGGTCTAGGCCACACCGCGCCGCTAGTTGGTCTAGTCTTGAAATTAATTTTAGGAAATATATTTCCGGTTGTCTGTCTTTCTTTATAGTAAAACAAAAACTTATTTGGCGCACCCTGCAAGTCTTGTGCATCTGTTGGACCGCCATTTGTCGCAGTTAATTGAGATAATTTTGTATAGAATAAAATATACGCTTTGGCCTCTTCTTGAGTCATGCGTGGATATACTTCTAAAGCACAGGCTAAAACTCCGCAAACTTGTGGAGAAGCCATGCTGGTTCCATCGATTTTGTATACATAATAACTGGCGTTTCTAGGATCGGCAATACCGCTTGTATATGCACTTACTATAGCGGTACCTGGGGCCCAAAGGTCGACACCGCTGCCACAGTCGCTAAAAATAACTTTTTGATCAATCTGTATGCTATCTACTGCTCCTACGCAGATATTTGGTAGATCATAAGTGCCACCACTGGTGCTGTCATTAGCAGTTGGACTTGAGCCCTGCATATAGTAATAGGGTGTCGTAACACTAGCAGGATATCTTATTCCCATTTCAAAGGTATTGTTCCAGTCTGCATCACCAGGTATACTATGTTTCCAACGACCGTTACCGGCAGCGCCAACATTTACTATTCCTTCATCTATGGCATCTTCGATATCTGCATCTAGTGCCGCGACTCTAGCAGGTATTCTTTGTCCAGAAATAAATCCCCATTCATTTAGTTGGGCAGTGGAAAATCCACTGCTGTTCTGTTTGGCATTGTTTACTCCTACTTGTAGATCTATCTGAGCAGGAGTATTTTCATAGAAAACATACTCACAGACCATACCAGGACTACCTAATGTGCCACCGGTAGAGGCATTACCTTCAATTCTTACTCTATAGGTTTGTGTGCTGGAAACGACATCAATTGTTCCTTTCATCGAAATGTGGAATTGACAATTATAGTATAAAGTTGCCGGAGCATCATTTGGCACAGTGAATGTTATGGTGCCAGATTGTGTGCCGTTATTGGTAACGCCAGAATTATAGGCATTACTAGTACCAAGGCTTGAAACTGTTTTGATCCAAAAAGGATGCCCACCGGCACTAATATTGAACGTATATGTACTACCTCGTTTGAGAGTTAGTGTGGGGTTACTTGACCCATTGATAACGTATGCGCCTGATCCGGAGTTAATCACAGTAAATGTTCCGACCTCTGCACCTTCTACACCATAGTAAATTCTTTGAACAGAATTATCTTTTGCACACCACATTATCTTAGGCAAATTAGGAGTTGTTGGGCTTACATTTAAATATTGTGTAGAACCCGCACCAAAGGTGACATATGTGTTTGTGCCTACGTAGATTGTATTATACGTATTGCCTAAAAAATTTATACCAAATGGTAAATTTAAAGTCCAATATCCGTCATCGTTACTGCCAACTGATGGCGTGGTTGATGCGGTAAGTGCTGCGGCGCCTAGCAGACTACTTGCGATACCGGCTACAGAGGCCGATTCAGCACCAGTAGCCACACTGACAGTCACACTCATAGCAAAGGCTGTCAATGGACTAGCAACTTCTTGATATGTTAAAGCTGTGGTGAATGTCAGCGTATATGCGTCGTTCAGTGGTAAGTTGAGCACTTCATTTATTGTTAATTCAACGTTGCCGCCTTCACCGGAACTGGTTGGTCCTTGATTATAGGAAGCGATTATGACCCCAACACTTGTGGCCGCAGTGATACCAATAGATAATGTAGTTACTCCAGCTATCCCACCTGATGCTACATTAGAAAACAGTGTCACAGTGCAAGGACCTTGTACAACTACAGCATAGGTAGCTGCTGGTGCAGTTGTCTCTGTGATATAGGCTTGGCCGCCCTCTTGGCTCCAAGTTCCAGGCCTACTGGTAATATTACCGGCACCTGCTGGTGAAGGACCAGTGGTTGTAATTCTATTGCCGCCTGCCTCTAGATTTAATAAGTCTGCTAACTTGGAATTAGCATTACAAACACCACTAGTACCTAGAAAAGTTGTTGGAGTGGCAGCTGGCGTATACCTAATGCCACGATATGTTACCGCAGTTATATCACTAAGACTCCACGAAGGAGGAAATATACTCATGCCCCAACTATTGTTAACTATAGTAGGATTTCTTCTTCCAGTGTTTACATTTACTGGCTTAGTCGCATGAAATTGTCTAATATAATCATAAACGTAGGGAAAAGTATAATCAAGGTCGTCTCCTGCTAGATAATACAAATTATAGATATTAGAGTCTCTCGCCCAACCTTGTGTGTTACCAGCCACCGTACCAGCAACATGAGTGCTATGGGCGCCAACACCGTATGAGTATGAGCCTGCAGCAGTGCCTTTAACTGCGGGATTATGCTGATACCAATTGTATTGAATAGTTCTAGTGCCTCCAGTGCCATCAGCATTTACTGCAAATTCAGGATGATTCCATACCAAACCGTTTTCGTCACAGACTACTACATCGACATTCCGGCCTGTCTGTGTAAGGGTAATAGTGCCTGTCTGTGCCGCAGTACCAACACCATTGCCTTGACGGCCCGTACCACCCCACCCTACTCGCTGTTCACCTTCGACACAGCGAAGCAAGCCCCAATTTTTATTTGTGCTAGAAGTAGTATTAGACTTATTCCAATCACTGCTGGTTTGTGTAGTTGAATTAATACCAGCTGAAATACCCAGTTCGGCAGGTTCTAACTCTACAGAAATTATTCTAGGATCTTGACGTAATGCGGCTGCTTCCCAATCTGTCATTAGATACACTGTGTTTCTGCTAGTAGGTCTGCGATCAATACAGTCTATAGGCCTTAATAGGTCTAGACCCTGTGGAGTTTTACCATCAGTTTCAAGTTCACTGTAAACTGTATTGAGATCACTACGATCTCGAACAGTTACAATAAATTTCCTGCGTCTAATGTACTCAAGTAATGCCATATCAAGCCTCTAATTGTAGGACTGTACATGTCACAGTAATTGCATTTGCAGATCCGCTTTTATTTTTTACAGCAACATAAAGTTGCGTAGCGCCCGTGCCGTCATTATTAAAACCAATAACGCCGGGGCTCATTAAAATTGTTTGTGCTCCGGTAGTAATCACTTCTGCTATTACGCCTGCTCCGGGACTAGGATCAACCCCTTCGGCCCTGCTAGAGTCTGCTGTTCTAGATGCTCCATCAACATATAATCTAACCCAAGATGCATGAGAAGTTTGAATTTTTAACAAAGCATATGATTTAAATGCAGTCAAAGTAATATCACTTGAGGCTCCATCTGCAATACTAATTGTGCTAGCAGAAATTGAAGTTCTTGATTGTAAAGCACTACCGCCGCCGCCGGTTACAGTGCTAGGTAACCATTTGCTGCTGGCCGTACTCCAAACTAGGCTTTGACCATTTGTTGGAGGAGTAGTTGATGTGTCAACATCTGATAAGGCATCAATACTGGTTACAGAATATGCAGCAGGTATAGATGGTTGATTGCTTAAATCTAAATAATTTCCGCTGGTAGCTACTGTGGCTAATGATGGTCGATTGCTTAAATCTAAATAATTTCCGCTGGTAGCTACTGTGGCTAATGTTGGACCTGTAATGGTGACTCTACCTTCACCATCAGTTGTTGTGGTAATACCGCCAGCGCCTGCAAAACGCAGAGTTTCTCCTGAGAAAATTGTTCTCATGGTAGAATCATCACCGGCTACATTAAATTCAAAATTTTCGCCACCACCACCCCCTCCGCCTCCTCCGCCGCTGGGCACCGGTCCCCATGTTATTTCTTTGGTTCCTGTGGGATCATAATATAACACCTGAGGTCCTGTGTCTTCTCTTATAGGTTCTACATAGAACCCAGCCGCTGAACCGTTGAGAACAGAACCGCTGGCATTGATGATGATCGAATTAGCTGGTTGATTAAGGAAGCCTGCTGAATTTCCTATAGCGATCGAATTGGCGCCTTGAGATGTTGCTCCTGCTCTGAAACCCAGCGCTATCTGCGTTTCGGAAGTTCTTAATCGAGCAGTATTGATATCTCCTAAGATCTGTGATCCTGCAGCATCTATCAACAATGTGGAATCGTGTGCAAATACATTGCCGTTGATAAATGACACATTGATTTCTAGGCTGTCGTTGGTTGGATTGGGTATCAGGACTACTCCTTCGCCGGCCACGAATGTAAATGTATCAGAGTCGTTGTCTGCTTGTATAGGATTAGGATTGCTAGCCACAGCGAAATTTTGGAATCCAAATCTAGTATTTGTGACTGTGACTGCTCCCGTACCCGTGCTTACACTTATTCCGCTGCCTGCTACTAGGCTAGTGACTCCGGTATTAGATATGTTCACAGATCCCGTAGCAGCACTCACACTTATACCGGCGCCGGATCCTGCTAGAGTCGTAACACCCGTATTAGTGAACGTAATGGTATCGGTGGCAGCATCAGTGGTAATATTGATGCCAGTACCATTAAGCAAAATTAAATTATCTGCTGCGTTGTCTGCCTGCACTGTGGCCTGACCAGCCACTAGGATGCTTCTAAACGTATCTTGTTGGACGTTCGGCAAAGAATTCACGAATTCGAAAACACCCGGGGATGGATTATTGATAGTGATTCCTGATCCACCAAATGTGGTCACAGACAATACTCCGGTATTGCTGATAGAAATAGGACCTGTAGATTGATTGACAGAAATCCCTGCCCCTGCAGTTAACCCAGTCACACCGGTATTGGTTATAGATACTGCTCCAACGGCAGACGTATTGATGCTTAGACCGCTGCTGGTAGTTAAACTGGTTACTCCGCTGTTCGCGATGGTCAAGGTGTCTGTGGTATCGTTGGTAGTTAAAGAGATACCAGTACCGGATGCAACAGTTAGTATATCTGTACCTCCAGCATCTGCTACGATATTATTTTGACCTGCTACTGCGATTTCTCTAAAATATTCGTTGTCTAAGACTGAGCCGCCTATGGTCGATCCCGCAGGAAGATTGATCGAGGAACCAGTGGCGGTCAGTATCGCGCTGCCTAGATGAAGGCTAGATCCGCTGAGATATAGATCTTTCCATCGCTTGGCAGCAGATCCTAGATCATAGAATTCAGTATCTCTAGGTATGAGATTGGTGCCTAGATCTGTGAGATCGATCACTGAACCAGGACCCCCTGATACAGTTAGATAAAGTTCAGTGAAGTTATCATTGATAGCCCTGAATGCTTCATCCACGGTGCTCCATACGATAGGAGCAGCACCCGGATTGATAGTTTGTTTTGCCATTATGTTCTTCCCACGGCCACTTCTATAGTGCCGATATGATCTGAATCGTAGTCGACTAGGGCCTTGCCTACGATGGTTCCTGCTCGTGCTTCACTGCCCGAAGATATCGCGACTCCTGGTATGTTTGAAGTTATGATTAGATCTCCTTTGCGTACTTTTCCTACGACCTTGCAGGGAACACGCCCTTGCAATGCGATTAGATTCTTATGTCCAGGGCAGGCATCATACATGACGAAAGCAGCAGAATCTGATACCACTCCCGCCACTTTGGTGTTGCCTTGTTTGCCTTCTACCGTGACTTCTTTGTCTCCTCCGAATACCAATACAGTTCCTACTTCATATTCGCGATCGCCTTCGTAATACTCTGCTAGGTCGGCAGAGTATGTGGCCTGCCATCTGCTTCCACTAGACAGTGACCAAGTCCCAGTCACTGTTCCTGTAGTTGATGAAGCCCCAGCGGTCAGCGCGACAGCCTGTACCGAAGAACATATGATAGGAGCATTGCTGAGACCGTTTTGAGTCCGAAACGTATGACCATCGTTATCGTAGAAACTCCTCTTATCGGTGGCCAGCGATCCGTCGCCTACTAAAATACCCACCTGTCCCAGGAATCCGTGGTACTGTGTATAACCTCCTGTGGCGCTGGTAGTGGTATCTATCGTGACTTTGGTATCGACTAACAGTCTTTCTACAGAAACATTTCTAGCACCAAAATCACCACTGCTGTCTCGTTTAACTAAAGTGCTGACTACGTTGGGGCTTGATTCATCTACGATGGCATAATCACCATCTGCCGTAGAAGTAAATCCGATCCTGCGGAGATATCCAGTCCCGCTGTTGTACTGAGATTTTTTGATAGCGCCACCATCATTTACCACAGTGGTAAATGTCACTGCTGCGGGATCTGCAGTGGTCAATCCGGAATTTCCTACTACGGTTTTAGTGGCTATCTGGGATAGTTTATTGAGGGTGAGTCCATTGTTTTTTACACTGATCCATCCGTTGGTGGCGTCAAACTGCGCGGAATCGAAACTGGCTAATCCTCGATCTGCCTGAGCGATTCCCGTGGCATTGGCTCGGGTAGAAGCAGCCGTCATTGCTAATTTACTCTGAGATATCGCTGCTGATATATTGATATCCGAGTTCGAGATCGATCCTGGGTTGATCTGAGCGTCTACAGTATTAGCCGTGCTGTCGATATTAAAACTGATATCGCCTATCACAGTGGAATTTTGGACTATATTTCCAGCGCCAGTGAATGTCAATATATCCGCAGCACTGACATTGGACAACGAAGCATCCTGGAAATTGGCAAAAGTCATGCTCCGTAGATTGATGCCGTCTAGAGGACTCGTGGCATCCGCAAGATCAGTGATCTTGAAATTGCCTATGCTCATGTTGCCTTTCATAGATAACTGTCCATCTAGGCTCATGAATCCACCCGAGAACGCAGGGATCAATGAAGTTCCCGCTACGATTCCTCCGCCGTGTGTAACACCTAATCTACGATCGATATAGGTTCTCGTAGCGTTTTCGGTAGGTACAGAATCAGTAGCGTTATCCGACATCGACGAATCTATAGAAAATTCTGAGATAGGAACACCTCGCTTGAATCCGATTCCGTCTAGATTGCTCAGCGCGATCGACGCCGCGAATGTCACAGTACCAGTACCTTGGTCGACCCGGAAATATGGACCTACTGAAAAGTTACCGAATTGGTCGGTGGTCACATAGAAAACTCGCCCCACTCCTCGTTCTTGTATCTCTTGTCCAGGATTATAGGAGTTAACCGGCGGTCCATATATTTCGTTGGGGTAATTTGTATCCGAATAAGAACCAGTACCGATGTCTAGCAGATCATGAGAAGTCACCCTAGTCAGGCCGATCCTGATGGTCAATGTTCCCGGTTCGTCTTTAGGAACTGCTCCTTTTAATGCAGGTAGCGCAGTGAAATAGATCACACTGTCAACTAACGGTGGATCGAGTGTTATCGTGGCAAAAGGTTGACCAGTGATATTTTCATCGTTATAGGCTATTAGTTCGTGTTCTACACCTTTCCACACGATCAAAGTATTCAGTACTCTATCTTTCTCATCTCCTCCTAGAGGTACTACTGCGAAGGTAGAATCCCCCGCCGCACCCACGATTTTACCCACGCGATGGACACCACTCTGTGTACCGCTGGTATCTGTTGCCACTGATCCAGGAATAGCCTCTCTAGTGATGGTAAATGTATTTGGACTCAGAACTGTTTTTACGAAAACATGTCCACCGTTGATTATTCCCGTGGGCAACGATCCGTCGGTTTCAATTTTTATGGTGTCCCCAGCGAGAAATCCATGACCTACCAGTGTCACTACAGCAGGGCTGGCTATAGATATAGTACAGATCTGTGAACCTGCAGAGAATGGTTGGCTAGGCCATATAGAAAGATCTACATAATTATAGTTTTCTCTTAGGGTAGTCCTGGCCAAACCCTCTACGAAATATCCCTGTGTGCCAGATTGGCTACCACTGGTAATGATTGCTGTTCCTCTCTTGGTCGCGGAGATACTAAAACTGTCGGCAGTGAATCCATCCGCTAAAACGTAATATATGTCTACCGAATTGACTCCCGTGGGCAGAGAACCGGTAGTGGCCAAGCTGATCTGATAATCCGGTTGGAGACCATGCGCCACTCTAGTGATAATTGCGGGACTAGATATACTGATCGTGCAGGTCCTTTCACCTACGGGATCTTGATACTCTTCAAACTGCAAGATTCTATAGACCGTGGGCGATTCTCGAAGCACCATGCCTGTAGATGGTCGCACAGCCACATCTACTACATCACCGGTAAGAACTGTCTGCGCATTCTGTCTAACAGTGACCCGGGTTCCATCGGGAACTGTTGCTGCTAGCCCTTCTACTCCCGCCCCCTCAGAACTCTGCAAACTCAGTTTAGCCACTCCAGGAGGTAGATCTCCGCCGAATTCGCTAGTGGCTATAGGATATCTATAGATGCTGCCTAGCCCATGATCGATTTCTAATTCTCCTCGATCCAGAGGAGCATATACTAGATTGTCTACGTAGATTATCAATCCGTTGACAGTATTGGCATATGTCGGGCTGGGGAAATATACATCAGCACCCTGGGCCAGATCATAATATAGTGTGACCGGGGTAGGAACTTCTAGAGGATCCGCACCTTCTGCGACCAGGGCGAAATTTCCGTGTGCGCTAGAGCCTCCCACTGACCGGATCTGTCCTCCATTGACCGCATAGTAAGAAATATGGCAGTAGTAGGTGAACATAGAAACGCATTCTGCCAATCCGCCATTCTGTGTAACTATACCGTAACCTAGATCATTGATCTGTGTAAAGTCATTCGACAACATAGATCTGTTACCTGGCATCAACACCTCATAGATGTTGGCATTATCGTCCACGAACTCTATGGTTGCCTGCTGTATGTCGATTTTTTCTGCCAGCAAGGCAGTTCGCGCATTTTTGCTTAAAGTTGTATATGCATAAGCATCTAGATCTGGAAGTACCTCGGCTGCCGCGGCACCTACGCCATTCGCTACTATATCTGAAGTTTCCAGTAATAATGTTTCGATCAGATTTTGCACGGTTACATCGCTCACAGCGCCTGAAATTCGTGAAGTAACGCTGTAAGTGACTGCGGGCGGAAGATCTAATATAACCTGTTTGCAAAGATATCTAATATAATCTATAGCATCTGCAGTTTCCGATAACTGTCCCGAGGGTATCTGTAAAACGATAGCATCTCCCACTCCATTATAATATCTAATCCCCGCGTCTCTGGTCTGGCTGTTACCCCCATATGTAATGTCATAGATCAATGCTTCTACGATAAATCGTGTATCTCTAGCACAGGTAGTAGTATTATAAGTCAAA